TAAGCCTACAGAAGGTATTGGTTGGCTTGCAGGAGGCTGAGCGCACGTTATACAAAGCGGGGTTTCGCTCAGACCAGGTGCGGGACGAAGAGGGTCAGTGGACTGATGAGGATTTTGGCTTTAATGAATTGAACGACGAAATCCGTGATGATGAGATCAACTTCGACTTTGATTCGATTGATGACGCGGGTTGGGAGCGTCTAAGCAAAATCATAGACGAGGATGACGGAACGTTCCAAGGTCGGCGCGTACTGCCTGATCTGTCCGACAGCAGCTGGTCGGGAGACTCCTCGTTCGACAGAGTGCTGGACAAACCTACTGCGAAGCCTGCTACGGCTGCGCCACCCACACGGGCTAATACCAATTACAAGGGCAAGCTTAGACGGGTTGCGGTGGCGGTTGGGCGGAGCACTGTTGCGGCATTGAAGGTCCTGGGTCTGCTTAGTGCGGCAGGAGTTGTCACGTTTGCTACTATTAAGGCAGCAGGCGTAATACGAACAATGAAGGTCGCCCCCTCTCAGATGCTTAAGCGTAAGGGCTTAGACTTAACGGGAATCACTGAAGAGCAGGCCAAGCGGGTGTTGGCCCAGCTTCCCGAGTTGTTGTCCAACGCGAAAGCAGCAAAAGCCGTGTCAGTCATCCGCTACGCTGGTCGTCGAACTAAGATGGTGGGCAAGGTGGAGATAGTCCGTCGCGCCGATCAACTCCTACAAAAGTTCGACCCCAACCAGGCCCGGGACGATTGGGGGCGTTGGTCGGACGAAGGCGGCGGGGACGGACCGGGCGGTCGGTTCCAATCTGATTTTGATGATGTCTTTGGTGGTGAAGCTCCCAAGAATAGTAAGGGCCGCTTCCGCCGTGTGGTGAGCAGCATCGCGCGTGGGGGAATGACAGCTGTTAGGATTATCGGTGCCCTGGCCACGGCCGGGGTGCTCGGGGCCTATGTGGTACAGCAGTCGGGTCTACTCCGTAGTAGGACACCGTCAAATAGTAGCAAGAAGCCAGAGTTTAAGTCAAATTTTCCTGAGCGCCAGCCCAAGCCCACGTCGGTGCCGAGTGTCGGTGGCAAACCAAAAGGTTCTGTGGCCTACCCAGATACTCCTTGGGGCAGCGCTAGGGCTGTAGGTGGTCTTGCTAGAGATCTTTACAATTTTAATCGGCATTTATCTAAGTTTGACACGTCCGGTATTACCGAGGAGCAGGCTCGCAAGCTCCTAGAGGAGATTGCGGACCAGATCACGGAGGAGGACGCGGCCAAGGTGTTGGCGGCGTTGAAGGGTAAGGACCTGGGCAAGTTCGATCCTGATCAACCTCGCGCCGATGACGGTAAGTGGACCGATAGTGGTGGTGGATCGAGCAGCACCGCTAGCGGTGGGGGTGCGAAGGGTGGGGCTAGTAAATTAACTGGCAAAACCAGAGAAAACTTTAGAACTTTTCTAACCTCGGTGGGCGGTGGGAATCCGGGAAGTGAAGAGGATATAGATAAGGCGTGGGGGTACTTATCCGCAAAGGATAAGCAGTATTTTACTGTTGGTAGGTTTGACCGCGTGCGGCACGTATTACGACAGACTGGCAAGACCGCTAAGATTGCCGTGGGCGTACTAGGAGCTCTAATGTGGGGAGTAATAGGACTTGCGATGTATGCGCAGTCGCGGCAGCAACGTGGATTAGGACGAAGGGGTCCCAGACCGGCTAATTATGGTGGTCCGTGGAAAGGGCCAACGATGGACCTGAAGTCAACGAGCTCCCGGCTTATGGGCAGGGACCTGGTCCCGTATCGATCAATGTCTAAGCAACTTAATCTTGAGCAGTTGTCTGAGGGGGAGGCCGAGCAAATTTTGATGGAAGTACTTAGCCGTGCTACTCCCCAACAGATTGCGGAGTTTGAGGCTGCTTTGAAGAAGGCAGCTTAAGCGTGAACCTGCCGGTGGTTTACCGGCGACACACCAGTAACAAAGGAGCATCCTATGCCTGGTGAAAATGAGAAGGTCGCTGAGCTCGAAGGGCAGGTGACCGATTTGGAGAAGCGGATCCAGGACTTGACCGAGAGCGGTGAGAACGCCGACCTCGCCAAGGCTTTGGCCGATCAGAAGGAACTGCTGGAGAAGATGGACCAGCTTTCCGACGCGCTCGAGACCTCGTTGGTCGAGAGGGAATCCTTGCAGACCGAGCTCAAGATCGCCAAGGAAATGAGCGACGATGAGAAGGAGTACTGCAAGGACATGGAGTTCGGCGAAAAGATGTCCTTCATGTCTAAGAGCCCCGAGGAGCGCAAGGCCGCGATGGCGAAGCGTGATGAGAACGACGAGTCCGTCACCATCTCCGGCCGCACCATCCGCAAGTCCGTGGTTGGTGAGGATGCCTTCGTGATCATGAAGGCGCAAGCCGATGAGATCGCCGCCAACAAGAAGCAACTCACCGATGAGATCGCCAAGCGCGAGATGGCCGAGTTGCTGAAGCGGGCGGACGAGGAGTTCTCGCACGTGCCGGGAACGCCCGAGGAGCGTGCCAAGCTGCTGCAGGTTATCGCCAAGATGGATGAGCCATTGCGCAAGTCCTTCGAGACGGTACTCACCCAGGCCGAGAAGTTGTCGAAAGCTGGCTTCGCGACGCTGGGTGGCGGCGACGGTGGCAGGGGTCCCGATACTCGGAACGTCGCGAAGGCCGTCCAGGACTTCGAGACCAAGATCGCCGAGATCAAGAAGCGGGACAGCTGCTCCAATGCGGAGGCCCTCACCAAGGCGCGGAAGGCCCACCCGGATCTCTTCAAGGTGTATCAAGAGGTGGAGAACTCGGCTTCCTAGTCCCTGCCGGGTATTCCGCCTCCCTCCAGCCGGTGCCTCCTCCCGGGCACCGGCTGGGTTAAGCAAACTCCAAATCAACGAAAGGAAAGCCGATCATGGCTTGGGAATCAGTAGTGGATGGCCTGCAGTACGCCCGCAATGCTGGGGCTGACCTCAGCGCCAAGCTCTTCTACATCGCGAAGCTCGACACCGACGAGGATGTCAACTTGGCGACGGCGGCGTCCGATAAGATCATCGGCGTCATTCGTGAAGCAGCGCTCGAGAACGCTCCGGTGACGGTGCAGTTCGGCGGCGTCGGTAAGGTCATCGCTGGTGGCGCAATCGCGGCTGGCGACCTGATCACCGCGGACGGTAGCGGTAAGGGTATTGCCACGACCTCAACCGGTAACCGCATCCTGGGCATCGCCCTCGAAGCGGCCGCGACGAACGAGATTTTCTCGTGCATGCTCTCGCCGGGATCGGTCTAGTCTAGACCGTTCCTCCTCGTCTCAACGGGCCGTCGCGAGACGCCCCTATCCTTGGAAGGGATAACCAACAATGCCCGAAGCTAGCAACATTCAAGGCACGTTGCACATCGACCGCTACCTGACAAACTACTCAGTGCGGTTCGTGCAGGACGCCAACAACTTTGTAGCGCAGCGCGCTGCAAGCTTGATCCCGGTGCTGAAGGCGACCGACAAGTACGTCGTGTACCCACGCGGCTACTTCTGGCGGGACGAATCGGCACCCCGCGCTCTGGGCAATCGCCCTAGGCAAATCGGCTACAAGGTCGACGAGGGCAGCTACTCCTGCACCGAGTACGCCTTGGAGCACGTGGTTGATGATCGGCAGTATGCCAATACCGACGATCCCATCAACCTCGACGAGAACGCAACCGTCCTGCTCACCGGCAAGAACGTCATCAAGCAGGATCGCGTTTGGGCGCAGAACTTCTTCACCACCGGCAAGTGGACAAGTGAAGTGGTTGGCGTCGTGTCGTCCCCCGTGGCAGGAGTCTCGCTCCTGAACTGGACGGACGCCAACTCGGACCCGATCGGCGACATCGACTACTACAAGGACTACATGCACGAGCGCACCGGCTTCATGCCGAATACGCTGGTGCTGGGCGCCAACGTCAAACGGCGTCTGCGGTCCCATCCGGACATCGCCGACCGCATCAAGTACACCCAGATCGGTATCGCGGACGAGGCGATGCTGGCTGCGTTGTTCGAAGTCCAGAACGTGATGGTCGCTCGTGGCATCTACAATGCTGCAGACGAGGGTGCTACCGACGACTTTCAGTACATCGCGAACAAGGACTCGATGCTGCTGGCCTATATTGAGCCCAATCCGGGCCTCGACCGGCCGACCGCCATCGCGAACTTCGCCTGGACTGGGCTGTTGCCCGGTGCCACCAATGCCATCGGTGGTGTGATGGAGCGCGGCCGGGATGACCGAGCCCACTCCAACTACTTCCAGAACCGCATGGCCTGGGATCTGCGTCAAGTCTCTGCCGACCTGGGCGTGTTCTTCAACGACGTCATCGCCTAAGTTTAGGCGAGCCCACCGTAAGGAATGATAAAAATGACGGTAGCTCGTGGCAGGTTCTTTCGACCCGATTTTGACCGGGGCCAGGACTTTGTAGTAGTCCGACCGTTCCAGTTCAACGGCAAGGGCTACCACCCCGGTCAAACTCTCGACAAGGGTCTGTTCGTCATGCGGAGGCTACGGCAGCTTTACGATCAGCGTGTGATCAATCAAGTTGACCCAGCCCCCGCAGAGACGAACGGCTTCGATCATGAGTTCAACCGTGGCGCACCTCAAGAAGGGCCTCCTGCTCCCAGCCCGGGAGTGGAAGAAGCACCTACGCCTGATCGGCAAGAGGATCTTCTGGAAGCGGCACCGCTCGAGGGAGCGGCGCATCAGCCAGGACGAGTCCCGCGCCGCGCCCCGGGAGGACGTGTCCCGCGCCGTAGGGTTGGGGCGGGATGATGGTCTCTCTACTCGAGAGCCAGTTCAAGGCTAGGATTGCCAAGGCTTTCAAGGGCAAGTTGTTGCGTGGCACCTTCCGCCGATCGGTGGAGTCCACGCAGGACTCCTTCGGGGACTTGGCCACACCCACCGTGACGTCCTTCAGCTTTGAAGGCATCCGGGAAAGCTTCTCTGCGCGCTACAAGGCACAGTCTGGCATACCGGAGTCGGACGTCTCCATCCTGATCCTCGTAGGCTCGGTTAAGCCGCCGACGGTCTTCACTGAAGCCGACCAGGACCAGATGGTCTTCATGAGTACGCCGTGGAACGAGTGGTACAAGATCCGGCGCGTGCTCGAGATTGATCCAGCGGGGGCCAGCGTTCGGCTGCAGTGCTATGAAGTCCCTGCCCCATGACAATCGAATTCCTACCGCTAGCCCCAGTCCACCCGGCCTATGATCCTAAGGCTGGGGTCTGGTATCTGGAGGAGAATGGAGTGGTCTCGCTCGAGGCTCCAACGTTGATGGCGTTGAGCCTGCTCCTACCGGAGGGTACGGCGATTGTCGACTACCATCCCGATGGCTACAAGACGACCCGGGGTGCCCAACCGCTAGGACGACCTAGTCTTAGACCACTGCTTACCAAGTTCCGCTCTCGGGGTGTACCCAAGCCCCGCCCCGCGTGGGTTCAGCCCAAGGTGGTGGTTCCTAAGCTGGCAACCGGAACCCAACTGGTGACTAAATGCGGGGTGCCCCGCATAGATAGAGGGGTCTTCCCCTGGTCCCCAGCAGAGTTGGGAATCCTACGGTCGATGCGCGCGGACGGGTGTTCGGCCACGGTTATTGCTGATGAGCTTGGTCGCTCCCGCAACAGTGTAATCGGTAAGATGTTCCGCCTAAAGCCCAAGGTCAGTGATGTCTGTCAAGTGGAATGACGCAGCGCTACGGGCGCGGGTTGAGCGAGCCACCATGCGCGGGGTCGTGCGCGTGACCGAGGCCGTGCGAAACGAGGCTATTGCTTTGATCCTTAACACCCAGAAGACCGGCCGGATCTATACACGTCGGGGTGTGACGCACCAAGCATCAGCCCCCGGGGAGCCTCCGGCTTCCAACACTGGCCGCTTGGTGAACTCGATCCAGACGGTCTACGACACCAAGAACCTCACTGGTACGGTCGGTACATCGGTGGAGTACGGTGGCTACTTGGAGTTTGGTACGCAAACGATAGAACCGCGCCCCTTCCTACGGCCTGCTCTAGCGACCCATCGCAGGTCGTTGTCCAGGATTATTAAGGAAGAGATTGCCAGAGAGTTGAGGTCATAATGAGTGCGGCGGACCTGGCTGTTCCATTGCGTTCGGCGTTGATTGGGGCGAGCGCTATAACGTCCCAGCTGACAGCCTACGCAGGCTCCTGGCCGGTGTTTACACGGCGACCGATGCCATCGTCGCCCTTGCCGGTCTATCCAGTGATTATGGTTAGTCCGGACGTTAGCCTGACCGATCAGGATGGCATCGACGACTTCCGCCCCATCCAGGAGCGGGACATCACGGTCTACGGCCTGAATGACACGCCCACGCGCTACCGAATAGTTGAGGGGTTAGGCTACGCAATCCGAGAAATGTTCCATGGCCAGCGCGCGTCTATATCGGTCTCAGGCTGGAACGTCATCCAGATCAACGCGCGTGGGCCCATTCCAGCACCTACGGACGATGACCAGACGGTGGCTAGGATGGTTTCGCTATCTATCGAGCTTGCTCGGCTTCCCTAAATAGGGAGTGGAAAAATGACTGCTAGCGTCGCACTTCGTCGCGCTGATCGGCTGCTGGTCAAGTACGACCCGGACCAGCCCCGTGCCGATGACGGCAAGTGGTCGGAGACCGGTGGTGGCGGTAGGAGCGGTAAGACCCGTAAGAATCCACACACCCCGAGAGGATATAAGTCTGATGAGCATGGCATCTATATCGAAGTAAAGCCAGGCATGTCAGAGACAAAAAAGACTTTGTTGCACCTAGGCTTGGCAGCTGGAGTTGGCTACGGGGTGTTTGGTCCTCCTGGCGCGGTAGCAGGGGTGGCGTGGGTTGGTACGGCACTTGGTGTCAAGTATCTTTGGGACAAGGCCCACCAGCGGCGTTGGCAAAGGGCTTATGCCAAGTGGGAAAGCTGGGAAAAGGAGCACGGTAAAAGAGAGAAGATGCTGTACCGACCGTTGAGCAAAGCTGAGGATTTGCGAGCCAAGATTCGCTCGTTGAACACTGATCAACAAAAGAAGATTTGGGAGTTTTTTGTTGAGGAGTTGTCTGAAGACGAGGCCACTGACTTGGTGGGACGTCTGAAGAAGTTCGACAAGGGTGGAACCAAGCGTGCGGACAAGTTGCTCCGTCTCTCCAAGACGCTGGGCAAGGACGCCACGGTCAAGGATTGGATTGACGATTTTGTTAATTCTGACAACCCACGCTTCGACGGCAAGTCCAAGAAGGAGCGGATCCGCATGGCGTTGGGCGCTTACTACAGCAAGCGCCTGGAGAAGGCAGGCTTCAATCCTGACCAGCCCCGTGATGCGGAGGGGCAGTGGTCGGACGCTGGTGGGGCCGGTAGCCTGCTCGGTAGTGCCGAGGCCAAGGCATCGGGGCGGATGAATATACTCGATCCGAACTCCATCTTTGAAGATGTGCTTGGTGGAGGGCCTCGGCAGAAGCCGTTAAGTGAAAGAGATTTTGAGGGTATGAATGAGCGTGAAAAAAGCATCGTTCGCTCCGATGTCTATAATGAATTGGGCAGGCTTAAGGATAGTCGTGATTATCAAAAGCAGCGTGAGGCAAGAGCAACTCTAACAAGGTTAGATGAGGCGTATAACCAACGCAATCGAGCAAAACAAGATCAGATTATCGGTGACTATTGGAAAGAATGGAATAAGTCGAAGACAGAGACACTCGCACGTACTCGAATGGAAAACGCTGATGTCATCGAGTCGTCGGTTCGTGAGTCCGGCAATCTTGGCTTCGATAAGCCACTTAAGTTTTTTGAGGACAGGGAGCTAGGCGCGCTACGTAGGGGTGCATCGGACTCATCGGCGAAGGTAGCTCAAGCTTCCACGGCCGGTCGGGTCTTGCTGGATGTACTACGCACGGCGGCGGGTGAGACCACTCCTGAAGTGGTTGGCAGGGCATCGGCTGTATTGGGGGCACTGACGATTCTCGCAGCTGGTATAAACGTCGCTTCCAAAGCCAAAAACGTTGACACTGGTGCGGCGGCCGTTCGTACCATCCACGATGGTGTTGGGCTTGTGCGTAGCTCCATACCAGGGTTGATAAGTTCATCGAAGACGGCATCCGCCGACCTTCAAAACAAAATTAGCTCCTGGGCTAGCCGCGCAACGGCTGCGCTTAAGTCCGCAGAAACTACGCTCAGCCGGTCACAGGCGTTAACGTCTATGCGTCGAACAGCAACCCAGGCAACGGGTGGCTCGTTCTCTACGGTTCCTTCGATAAGCGTACCCCGCATCAGCCGTTCCTACACCCCACCGCCACCCCGGCTTCCAACTTCAACTAAAACATCGACGATTACGATGACCCCCTATTCTTCCCCATATTCCTCATTGTACACCACCCTAAGTCCAAGAGTAGCTAATACTATCAATCCACCTACGGTGATTCATAAACCATCCTACATGCGGCCGTACAGCGTAAGTGGGAGTCGTAAGTACACGCTAAAACGCCTTGAAAAGCTTCTCGCCCGTGCGCAGGGGCGAGCACGGGCCTAGCGCAGTGATGCGCCAGCACCCCTAGATGGACGCCCCACACTTATTCGCAGCGCGCTAACGCTCGGCGGGCGCGCGGCACCCGGAACTATCGCCTGAGCAACTTCCGCACCGTCGTGATGACGGGGCTTCTTCCTGTTGAAAGGAGACTGAATCATGGCAGGTATCTTCGCAACTGCTGGTGCACGACTGTACATCGGCGGCTCGCTGGCGGCTCAGACTACGGACTTCGTCCTCGGTGACTTCTCAGGCCAGTCCTGGGTAGCGGTCAACTGGATGGAGAATATCGGCTCGTTCGGCGACGAGGCCACTTCCATCACCTTCGACGCGATCGAACAGCAGCGTACCCAAAAGCTCAAGGGTACCCGTAACGCTGGCGACATGTCGCTGGTTTGCGGTATCGATTATGAGGACGCCGGTCAGATCGCGATCCGGGCGGCAGAGGCCACCCCCAACAACTACGCCTTCAAGGTGCAGTTCAATGACGCGCCGCAAGCCGGCACGCCCTCCGAACGCTATTTTATCGGTCTGGTGATGACCGCACGTGAGGTGTTGGATACAGCCAACAACGTCATGAAGTTGAATGCCACCATCGGCATCAACTCCAATATCGTGCGGGTGAATGCTGCCCCATAATACGGGTAGCCTGACGTAGAGTGCCAATAACCGTGCCACGCCAACCTTAAGGAATAGCAACATGGCAAAGACCAAGCGACCCGAGCACTATCCGGGCTCTGGGGACGTGGAGCTCGTTCTAGGTCCCCATACACTGCTGCTGCGTCCCACGCTTAACGCCGGTCTAGGCATTTCCCGCCAAGCCGGTGGTATTCGTGGGGCGATCGACAAGGTCGTGAATATGGACCTTGACACCATCGTGAGTGTCATCCGCCTAGGGATCGGTCCGGAAGAGGCTAAACGCCTCAAGAACCTGGACCGGTTGGTCTATGAGAACGGCCTGATGGACGCCCAGGGCGAGCTACTGGGCCGCTGCGTTGAGTTCCTAAGTAACCTGGCGCGCGGTGGGCGGCCCGCCCCGCCAGAGGGTGAGGAAGCGAGTGAGGGCTCTGGAGAGGAGGATGACTTAGAGGACCCTCCGAAACCGCACGCCGTCAAGATGTAAAGTTCCAGGATTACCTCCAGCAGTTGTTGCGTTTTGCTGGAGGCTGGCTGTGCCTGACAGAGAATCAGGCACTAGACCAGGATCTTGGATACTTGGCAGCAGCGCATTACGGCTTCTACGACGTGATGGAGACCATCTTCGGCTCCTCGGAAGATAATGAGGAAAAGAGGGTCTACAAATCGGCTAGTAGAACTAGCAAGGATGCGCGCGGTAGGCCGATAGTCCTCTCCCCTAACATCTTCGATGTACAGTTTGGTGGCGAGAAGCCTCCCTCCAAGCTGCGTCGAAAACACTAGGAAGTCTCATGGCCCCCGCCCAAGCCGAGACGATCGGTACTGCGGACGTTGAAATCCGCGCCCGTACCGAAGCCTTCGAGCGTGATCTGGTGCGCGTGCGCCAGATCCTAGACAAATTTGATAGCTCGGCTAAGGGGACCGCCGAGAACGTAAAGCGATTTGATACGGCGACGCAATCCGCTTCGCGTACCGTCAGTGATTATGAGCGTACGCTCTCCGATGCAGAGCGTGCCGCCCGGGCCGCCGCAGCGGCCAACGATAACAACTCCAGAACCCAGGCCGAAATGGTGCGCGCGATCCTCGCGAGCAACGAGGCATTGCGTAAACTATCCACGACCCAATCGGCTGTGAATGATAACGCTATCCAGACACAAAAGACCTGGAAGCAGACCGCGACCGGTGTGGCGGAGGCAGGCTCTAGCTTCGTATCAACTGGTAAAGCCCTGCTCGATATTGCCGGGCATCTGAAGCTAGCACTAACCGTGGCAACGGTTGCTAGTCCAGCCTTCCGGGGGTTGGTGGCCTCTGGCTTGGAGAAATGGGCACAGCAAGTCACACCGCGCGTGGAGGCGATGCGGAATACCTTCACCGCCATGGTGCCCGCCGCGTCCAGGCTCGGCATGGCGATGGGACAGGCTAGCGCAGCCACCTCCAAAGTTGTTGAGACCATCAAACCGTTCCACGAGATTGACTCGGCTATTGGCTTGGTCAAGTTGGGGGCGGCCTTCCCAGCCGTTACGGCTGGTGCGCTAGCATTGTCCCCGGCTCTACGTCAAGTAGCTGCCAAGGAGGTCAAGGAAGGCATTAAGTCTGTTGGTCCTGCCATCGGTACGATTGCTGTTGGTGCGAACACGGCTACCAAAGCCTTGACTGGTGGCAGTGGGTTGGTGTCGGTGTTGGGTGGAGCGTTGGGCTTTATTTCCCGTATTGCCATCCCAATTGGAATTGCCGTAGCCGCTTTTGATACGTTAAAGCTGTCTATTAGCCTCGCAGGTGAGCAGATGGCCAAGGCGGCTGTGCTCACGAAGATGGCGACCGAGACTGGGTTCGGTGCAGAGTTTATCCAGCGCATGACGCTGGCTGCTGAAAAGATGAAAGAGTCGGTCACTTCGATGGTCGACCAGTTGAACCGATTTAAGAAGGCCGTCGCTAACCCCGATGACTTTAAGATACGCACGCAGGGTGATGATTCTCGGCAGTTGTCCTCTGACTTTAAGTCACGGCTGGATGAGCTTGTTAAGCTAGGCAACTTTGCCAAGAACGAGTTCGTGGCGGCGTTCAACCAAGCCACAACGATGGAGGAGAAGTATCGGGCAGCGGTAGGCTTGATTACGAAGGCGGCTGAGCAAGGTGAGCGGCTGGCCGGATTGAATTTGGGTTCGACCTTCCTATCGGAAGAGACGATGTCCAAGTTGAAGGAGTCTCCATTCCTATTACAGCAATCACTTGAGAAAGCAGATCGGCTTTCAAAGACCAAGATTGTTGATGAAGAGAGTGTCAAGCGTGCCCAGGAGCTAAATGAGCGATACGAGGCAGCAGTTGCCATCCTTAGCGAGCGGTGGATTCCGTTCCAAAAGGTTTTGACCGACTTGGGAATGGTGTTTCAGTCCTGGTGGGTTAAGATACTTGAACTGCTTGCCTCTGGATTGGGCACCATTGCCAGTTGGGCAGAGAAGGCTGCAGACCTATCTACTGCTTTTGGGGACTTTGTTGTTAAAGTCCTAAATTCAATTCCAGGCTTAAACACCGTACTCAAAGTCATCGGCAAGATTAAGGAGTTGATGACCGATACAGAGCAGGCTGCTGAAGGTGTGGCCGAAAAAGTAGATAAGGCAGCGAGTTCTGGAATATCCGCAGCACGGAGAATTAATGAAGCTTTTACAGCACTCACGGATTCGTCGAAGCTGACCAAGCCTGACCCTCCGGATATGAAGCCGTGGGAGCAAGCCGTTCGTAGTATTTCCCGTCACACCGCCTCATTGCAAGCCAACGCGGCATCAGTGGGTCGCACGGCGGCTTTCCATGAGTCTATGCGGGTTGAGTTGCAGCTACTGACTGCGGCCCAACGCGCGGGTATTGGGGTGACTGAAGAAAATATTAATGCCTACATCAAGCTGCGTGTGACCCTGTCGGCAGTCGAAGCGCTGGAGAAGTCGGGCATTGCCCTTAAGCAGGATCTGGTCAAGGTGTTCCTTGATCTGTCTAATGCAGCGGGTCAGGCGCGCGGAGCTATGGAGGGGGCGTCGCTAGCAGCGGAGCTAGACTTCGAGGCCAAGACCGTCTTTATGAAGGAGGAAGACGTTCAGATTGCGCGGCGGTTGCGCGCTATATTTCCGGACATTACCAAAGCTCTGCAATCGGGCCAAGCCGCCCAGATGCGTACGACCAATGCGATGATGAAGGCGCGCGAGGTCGGCGAGCAGATGGTTAACTCGCTACAGAGTGGCTTCTCCGGGTTTGTCGCTGACCTGTCACGGGGTGTGACGCTAACGAAGGCGTTAAGTGACAACTTAGCCAACGTCGCCCAGTCCATGATCAGCATCGGCTCGAAGAAGATATTCGAGTCCGGTATGGACCAAGCTGGTTCTTCTATTGCTAAGATGTTCCCCGGCTTGGGGGGTATGGGTGGAGGCGTAGCTGGGCTTGCGGTGGGCTTCGGCTTCCAGATCCTGAGCGACCTACTAAAGGACAACTCCGAGGCCGTCAAGGCGGCGGCGGAGAACACCAAGAAGTTCAAGAACGCCCTACTCGATCTAAACAAGACGATCACGGGTGAGGTCCTTGGTACGATTGAGGCCCAGGCCAAGGCGTTCACCGATCAAGCCAACCAGATTGCCGAGGAGGCCCAGCAGCAGGCCGACCAGATTGCCGCCCAAAATACCTCATTCATCGACACGATCCTGGATGACTGGTTCGGAATGGACCCCGATCCAGTACAAAATTTCAAGGCAATGAATGAATTCACGGATACGATGAATAAGGTAAATGAGTTCATCGAGCTCGAGAGCGCCAAGTTCCGTGAAACGTTCGGGGCTTCAATTAGATCCTTGACGGCAGGGATGGGTCTCTCATCGGTGGCGGACGAGATTACCCGTCTCGGTGAAAAGCTGCAGGCGTTTATTAAGGACACTAACACGGCCTTTGGTGGGGATACCAGTAAGATCGAGATGGCTACCGAGGCCAGCAAGGCGATGTTACTGTCAATGATTGACGGCGGCGAAGCCATGTCCGATGTTGAGAAGGAGATGCTCCGTATTGAGGAGGCTTCTAAGGCGGTTGAGGCTGCACTTGTCAAGCTTGGCATATCGGCGCAGGAGGCCGCCACGGCGGTGAACGATAGCGTTACGGCGGCACTTAACAAGCTGCGCGATGACATGACCACCGACTTCCTTCGCGACATTCGTAGCGCGACCGGACGTGGATGGATCAACGACGTGCAGGATGCTATGGCCAAGTTCCAGGAGGGCATCCTGGCGGGCGTCGACCCGGCGATTATGGACCGCTGGCGGCAGACCACGGTACAGAAGATTATCGATGGGGCACAGCTAACGGGTGACGCTTTCAAGCAGTTGATTGCGCTATTCCCGGAGTTGGCTGGGCAGGTTACAGAGTTCACCGAAGTGATTGATGAGGCGGCCCTCGCTGCTGCTGCTGCCCGCCAGGCCCAGGAGGCTATGAACCTACAATTGCGCCTGATGCGCGCCACCTTGGACACCACTAAGCTCTCCAGCGCGCTGGCTATCCAGCGGCTCCAGCAGCAGATGGAGATGAACGACGCGCTGGCGGCTGGGTCGACAAATATTCACTTACTGCAGCAGGTACATGAAGCCGAGCGTATCCAGACCATCCGGGACTTTAACAAGCGTATTCTGGATGAGATCGCGCGGGCCAAGCAGCAGGAACTTGAGATTGAGGAGCGCGCGGCTGAGGAACGCCAGCGCCTGCTTGAGGAAGCACAGGAGACCCTGGACTCCTTTGCACGTAATATCGACCAGTTCATCACGGGCCTGCTGACAGGCTCGGAGTCCCCACTCTCCCCCGAGGCTAGGCTAGGGGCTGCACAGAGCGCATTCGCCCAGCAGTTGGGTATTATCCAGACCGGCACCCCCCAAGAGGTGCGGACGGCGATGGACAGCATCACGTCCTACGCCCAGGATCTGATTGATGCAGGCTTTAACTTCTTCGGGTCCGGTACGGGTGGGCAGCAGATTTTCCAGGACGTGATCAACCAATTGGAGTCCCTACCCGATCAGATCAGCGTGCAGGAACTGATCCTGGAGGCTGTGGAGACCCAGACCTCGACCCTGGACTTGGCCCTCGCTAATATGCGGGACCAGCTGACGGATGTGCTGGACACTGGTAACCTCGCAGACATCAAAGCCTCGTTGATGGACTTCCTGCCGCAGATTGACGTAAACACCGATAACGCGCTGTCGTTTGCAGAGATGCAGTCGGCCCTGGGCGCGACCTACCCAGCCGGAACGCTGCGGTCCATCTTCAATGAATTGGACAATAACGGCAACGGCCTGATCACCCGCGACGAGCTTGTGTCTGCCAACCTAGGGAGTGGCGTCGGTGCTAACTCGGTGCAGGCTAAGCAGGATATCCTAAAGGTTAGTACCGACAATGTGACGGCTGCTACAGACGTGGTTAGTAACAACGTCGGTAACAACGACAATCAGGGATTGCGTGATCTAGCCCGTTTGCAGCGTTCGCTATTGGAGCTAATACAGCAGCAGACTGACATCGGTGGTGGCATCCCGGTGGGCGTTCCCGGCATCGGCACCGTAAATATGAACAACAATATCCTGGCGGCGTTGAACAAGATTGTGGTCAATACCTACGTCATTGCCAACAACACGCAGAATCCTGGAAACATTAACGGCCATCAATTCGGCATCCTAGCTAAGGGCGGTTGGGTTGGTGGTGGTATCCCAAACAAGGATAGCGTACCCGTCCTTGCTATGCCCGGCGAGTTCGTGGTGCGGAAGTCGGTTGCTAGCCGCTACGCGGATGCCCTTCCACAACTAAACCAGACCGGTGTGTGGGCTATGGGAGCGGCCAACTCCAATGAGATCGGTGGACTACGTAAGGACGTTCAGCAGCTGGCCTCCATGGTATGGGCGGCCGGTATGCACGTCGGTAGCCGTGTGGATGACGCGGCTGATCGCAATTCAATGGGACAGAGACACATGTCCGACGAGGCACGGCAGCAGATGCGCCGCCCCAGTGCGCACGGTACCACGAGAGCAGGTTAGTCATGGCTAATATGACCAATTACCT